ACGTAGTTCGGATCGCCGCCCCCGTTGTAAGCCTTGAGCGCGGCCTCGATCGCGGCGGGGTCGTTCGCGCTGGCGCCCTTTGGCAGGCGCGCCGCGAGGTATTGCGCGCCGAACAGGATGTTTGCCCTCGGATCGCGCAGATCCTTCGGATCGACCCCGGTCATGCCGCCGCCGGGGTTGCGCGCCGTGGAGGGCAGGATCTGCATGATGCCGACTTCGCCAGCGCCACCGGTCGCGTTGGCGTTGAACCCGCTTTCCTGCTTCGCCTGAGCGATCAGCAGACCGACCGGAATGCCGGTTTTCTGGGAGGCTTCCTGGAAAAACGGCAGGTATTCGGCCGGAACGTCAGCGGAGCCGCCAGTCGCGCCGATGCTGGTGGCCGGGGCGCCGCCAAGCGCCATCTTCGCCGCGTTCGCGCCGGCCTGCGCCTGCTGCCGCAACTGCAACAGCGGCAGCATCGTCCGGATCCGCGCGATCTGAGCCGTCTGTTGCGCCGCCGCCAGGGCGCCCGCGCGTTGCTGGTCCTGACCAAGCGACTCCTGCGCCCCCTGCAACCCGGTCGCGGCGGCCGTCAGCACGTCAGGGCGCACCGCGTGCGGGCCGGACGCCATGAGCATGTTGATGCCGAAGTTCAGCAGCGCGCGGTTGCCGGCCGTGTCCGCTTCGCCGCCGCGCAGCTTGTAGCCGGGCGTCTGGCCGCCGCCGAGCACGCTACCCAGCAGGCCGGTCCAGGATGGTTTGGTGCCATCGTCCGGCGTGCCCGTCGCCGGGGTCATTTGCGCCATCAGTTCCTGGATCGTGTCGCTCATGGCCTATCCCAACAATCCCTGAGGCCGATATGCGATCGGCGCGCCGCTCAGTTGCCCCTGCTGGTACGCGTCGCGCCGTTTCAGCAGGGCGTTGACGATGGCCGCCAGTTGCTGCTCGCCGCCCTGTGGCCGGCCGACGGCGCCGGGCTGGATCGTGTGCGAGGGTCCCCTGGCGGGCGTGGGTGTCGCGGCTTTCGCGGCGGTGCCGGCGGCGCTCAGCGCCTTCCCTGTCGCCGTGAGCTTGTCGCCCGCCGAACTGGCGCCCCACCAGTCCACGGCCTTGTCCAGCAGACCGGGGGCCGGCGGCCCGAATTGCTCGGTTCCGGCGGCGACTCCCGCCGCTGAACTCGCGGCTGGCTCCGTCGCGGGCACGGCGGTTCCCAGGAGCGACGTTGAAGGCGCCGCGGCGGCCCCCAGCAGCGGCTCTGACTGCACGGCGAGCGTGATCGGCGCGAGTGCTTCAGGCGCCGTGGCCGCCGCTACCTCGGGCAGTGCCGCCGCGGCGACCTCCGGAGCGACAGCCGCCGCCGTGGTGCCAGCAGCGGCGGTTGCCGCCAGATCAGCCGCCGTGACGGCGGCCGCGGTGCCAGCGGCGGCGGTGCCTGCCGTCGCCGCCGTGTCCGCCGCCGCCGCGAGAAGGGCTGCCTCGGTGATGCCCCCGTCGGCCATCAGGAGGCCACCTTCGTCGTGTTGAACGCGCTTCCGACGCCGCCGGCCAGACCGCCCAGCGCGGCGGCGCCGCCGATCGCCTGCCCGTAGGGGTTCGCGTAATACGGCGAGAACTCCGACGACGATCCCGTGTTGCTCGTGCTGTAGGGAATGCCGCTGACGGCGCCGAGCAGCGTCTGCAACTGCTGGTACGGAAACGCCTGCTGTTGCGCGAACGCGGCCTGTTGCGAATTCAGGATGTTCTGCTGGTATTGCTGTTGCAGCGTGCCGGCCTGGTTGAGCGCGTTGGTCTGGCCGAACAGTTGCGACTGCTGCCCGGCCAGCGACGTGGGCAGTTGCGCCGCCGCCGCCAGCCCCTGGCCCAGGTTCTGTTGCATGATGTTGGCGCCGGCCGTCTGATTGGCGCCGTAGCCGCCGGACAGGAGGTTGGCGAGCCCCGTGTTGCTGGTGAGGCCCTGCTGCCCGGCCTGCAGGGCGGTGTTGGTGCCCGAGGTAAGCGCCTGCCCCCAACCCTGATTGAGCATGTTGCCGACCTGCTGCTGGGTGCCGAGCGCGGCCTGCGCGTCGGCAACGCCTTCCTGCACGCCCATGCGGCTGCCGCCGAACGCGCCCACGTTGTTCGCCTGACCGGCGATGCCCTGTTTGGCCAGCGCGAGTTGTTGCTGGCCCGCCGCGATGGCCGGGTCGATGACGTTTTGCGTATAGGGTGACATCAGCGCCTGAGCGTTGGCGCCCACGCCTTGCGCCGTCGCCGGGCCTTGCGAGGCGAAATTACCGAGAAGGCCCTGAGCCGGATTGTAGACGTTGCTGTTGAAGCCCTGCTGCAGGGCGTCGGTGTTGGCCTGGATACCGCCGGCCGACAGGGGCGTGACCTGATTGGCCAGGGCCTGGTCGGCGTTAATGCCGCTCTGGAAGGCGCCCGAGCCCATGCCCTGCATGGCGGCGATCTGCTGGTAAGCCTGCTGCTGCGCCGGATCCTGACCGGCGACGGTCTGTCCACCATAGGGGGTGTAGGGCTGGTTGGACAAAGCGTCGGCGCGCTGCACCGCGGTCTGGCCGTAGTTGGACAGCCAGTCGGGGATGTAGGAATTGGAGTTTTGGACAGTGTTTGTGCTCTGGCCATCACCGCCGCCCATTAGCTTGCGCTCCGCTGGATCTGCTTCACGAATCGGATGCCCTGGGGTTTCCACCCGGCACCGAGCGGCATTGTCCTGGTTACGTGCAGCCAGCCCATGCGGCCGGTCGCCGTGGCCACGCCGCAGCCGTTCTCGATCGCCCACGCGTCGATGTCCGGCTGCAGATCAACACACTCCGCGAGCGTTCCCGCGATGATCCAGTAATTGCAGGCGCGCAGGCGCGGGTAGGCGTTGACCTCGGTGATCACGACGGTATCGCCGTTCGACCAGCAGGCGGCGCGGTTCTCCCGCACCTTGTCCATGACATCGCCGATCGTGTGCGTGTTTCCGGCCAGGGCCAGCGCGCGTTCGAACCGGCGTGTCTTTTCCTCGCTGGTCACGGCACGACCGGATCCAGCAGCAGCGTTCCGGTGGGCGAGACGCGCATGCGCCATGTGCTTCCGTCGGTGGCGCGGAACAGCACGGCCGAGAAGATGGGTTCCGCCGTCGAACTGGCTTTCGTGTTGATCACGTCAACGATCTGCGCCAGCCGCTGGTCGATGTCGCCGCCCACGGGAGCGACGAACGGCGCGGGCGGGAACGCGCGGCGGACGGGGGTCGCCATCAGCGTTTTCCGCCTGGGACCATGTCGAGGCGCGGACGCCCGATGGCGAACGGACCATCCTGTGTCGCTTCCATTCTCATGCGCACGGATCGCCCCGAGAAGCGGACATCCATCAGACCGTTTGTAACGACTGTATACAATCCCGTATCGAATTCGCTGTTGGCGTCCGCTGGTTCTTCTCTGGGAAAAAACCTGTACCCAATTGACGCTTCTGAAGGATCAGCGTCAAATATCAACTGTTTCACATTGAATCTCTGATCGCCTTCGGACAAGACAATGTTACCACTCTCCGCGTAGACCTCTCCGAACGGAGCACGCGGGACGCCATCCGAGGTCCACCCGTACTCATGTAAAAAAAGAGCGGACCCGCCATCGTTCGTCGGCCCGGCGAGTATCGGAGAATCCATCGTCCCGCTCGGATCCGCCGCCGTGCGCGTTCTCACGCCGATGATCCACGGATGCGCGGGGTCGGTGTAGTTGAACGCGATGTAGCGGCTGCACTCAAGACCGTCCTCGGAAGGCCAGTCAATCCAGATCTCCCCAAACGCCGGATTGGGCGACGCGAAGAGCCTTCCGGCCATGGAACGGTTCAGGAGCGAATAGAACCAGTCGCCGACGTCACACTTCAGCGGCTGCACGTTGCCGTTATAGCTCCAGAACGATTGCGTTCCCGGCCACGCGAGGAACGAGCCCACACCGGCAACGGCGCGCAACGAAGCCGGGCCGCATCCGGCGGCGATCTGAACGATGCCATACGCGTAGGGCGCTCCGACGTAGGCCATCTTATGCACGTCATTGGCCGTGTAGATCAGGATGCCATCGCCGATCTTCTTCGCCGTCATCGCGTAGGACTGCGTGACGAGCAGCTTGGATCCGGCGAGGTTGACCACGTCGGGGATCCACACATCGGGATTCTCCTGGTCGGACCACGCGATGTTCCGTGGATCGCCGCCCGCGCCGAGCAACACGACGTGGCGCTGGTCCGTCACGATCACGCCGCGGTTCTGTGTGGGGGCATTCGTATTGAGAACCGGGAGAACCGTGGGCGTCGTGGGCGTCCAGCGGAACAGATGGCCGTCCTGCGTGGGCACGATCAGCAGATCCTCGCCGAACGTGTCCATCGACCAGATGTCGCCCATGGTGGCGGCGATGTCCTGCGGGCCGATGTCGGCCGCGTCACGCGCGGTGCCATAGGCTTTCTCGCCGTAGTCAGCCAGTCCGTAGCCGTTCCGCGCGCCAGGCGGATCCAGCGGGCCGACGCCGGCTGGGGTGATGTCGTAGAGGGTTCTGATGTCGAAGCGGTAGGCGTACAGTTTCTGATCAGTGCCGAACGCGGCCCAGCGGACATGGTTGTTGTCGTGCCAGGTCAGCACGTCGCGGATCGGGTCCGGCACGTCGGAGCCAAGCAACAGCGCGTTGCCGCCGACGGGCTGTAACTGGCCGCCACGGAAGCGGACAAGGTTCGTGTCCCACCATCTTCCGCTGGAAGCTTCTGGCGTGGCCGCGCGGAAAACGCCTGGTGGCGGTGCCTGAGCTACTCTCGGCATCAGTGCGCGCCCCTGGACGGAGCACGCAGCAGCCGCTCACGGGGCGTTTCGAACAGCGCCCGCAGCGCGGCGACCTCCTCGCGCAACGCGGCGACCTCGTCGCCGGCGGCGGCTGTCGAGGCGGACGCGGTGGCGCTGAACGGGGCCGCCTGCTTGCCGGCGTAGATGATCTTGGTCACGACCAGCACGGGCGACTGGGTCAGCAGCGGCGTGCTGGAGCCGCCGAGATAGACGTTATGAGCGTGGTAGCCGTCCGCGTAGATGCCGTGCGCGTGGTCGCCGACGTTCGAGATGTTGTGCG